CTCGCGCTCCAAACACAATTCCCAGGCCCACCAAGGAAACACCACCAAGCACCACAGCCAACCGCCAATCGTAGAGGGCCACACCGGAGACGGTAGCGAGAAGGCCCAAGATAATCAAGACGTCACTTGCTTTCCGTGCCACTGGTCGCCTCCTTCGCTTCTGGTTCTGGCGCGATTGTAGCGCCCTTCTGTAGCTCGGTCAAATCTGCCACAATCCACCGTTTTTGCTGGGCCAGGTAAAGGAACTGAATCTCGACCCCCTCCACCACCAAGCCCTCCAAGCGCCGAAAGTGCTGAAAAGGAACACCGTTGAGCGTGCCCTTCTCTATCACCACCGTGCCAGGGGGAACTTTCTCGGGCGGGGCATACCGCACACCTGGAGCAACAGCGGCGTCACATTTGAGCGCCAAGGCCACGGCGTCCTTCTCGGGGGTAACGATGTGGAGCACTCCCTCGGGGTCTCCAACGACCAGGTACTTTCCCAGGTCAGCCAACAGTGTAAGCATCTCGCCTCCTAGCGTATTTTGGGTTGCGTGGGCCGCAGGCACAGTTTGTACAGTGCCCACACCAAAGCGTCTACTCTGTCCGGGCTTGTGTTTCCCTCGGACGGAACCCACTGGCACATCTGGTCTTCCAGTTCCGGGAAGGAACCCAGGTGATGAACCTTGCCCTGTTCGTAGAGCATTGACACCGGCTCCGCCCGGGCCTTCTTACCCCTGCTGGCGTGCACCTCGCACACTAGCACACTCGGGTTCTCGTTCTTGAGAACATACTTGACCATTTCCCCACCCTGGTTCGTCTCGGCCACGATGTAGTCGGCGTCCGTCCTGGCATACGCCGAAACCGCCTGAGCACCCCATTCGTGGGGAGTACCGTTGATTGAACTGTCGTCCAGAATGTAGGCGTGTCCGTCCGTTCCCAAACCGGCCACCACAATTCCGCACTCGTCTCCACCTGCCGTTGCTGGCGGGTCAACCCCCACGACAATGCTCGTAAGCTCGGGAAGGTTGTTCACCCGTAGCGCGTCGAGCCGGGAACGCGACCAAAGCGCGTCGGGGTTGTCTGCCAGTACTTCCCCTTCAAGCTCCTGTCGGCCCAGTGTGGTTCCTTCATACTTGGCGATAACCTGGTCTTTGAAGGTCGGGGCCAGGTAAGCAAGGTTATCCCAGGTGCGCCCCCTGGTTATAACCGTTGTGCGTTGGAGCATCAGGTCTTGCAACTGCCTCACTGGTTTGGGGGTAGTGGTGATGCACACTCTCGGGTCAGCCCCCAAACGGAGACCGAACAAGAGGTTGCTCCAGGTATCGTCCAGGTACTTCCAGGAGCACCACTCGTCGCACCAGGCCGCGTCAAACTGCGGGCCTCGGAGCACGTCCGGCTCAAAGGACGTGAAAGTCATAGCATAAGCTCCGTTGGGCCACTCCAAACGCCTTCGGCTCGGGTTCCAGGCGGGGTAGTTCCACGGGGGACAGATGGACAGCAAACCGCTTTCCCCCTCCACCATCACGTCTCGAGCATCGGCAGGGGTACGAGACACCAAAGCCACCCGAGACGCCCGACCAGTTTCAATACACCACCGAACCCACTCCGCGCCTGCTCGTGTTTTCCCGAACCCTCTACCTGCCAACAGGAGCCACACGAGCCACCGGCCTTCCGGGGGCAACTGGTCTTTCCTGGCCCACACCCCACGCCAGTCGTAGGCGTAGGCACAAGCGTCAGTTTTGGGGAGTTCCCCCTTCAGCGCCTGGGCCTGAATTCTCCTGAGCGTCTCGGTAGGCAAGGATTCTATTAATGTACTCTGTGAACCTGGCCGCACCGCGTTCAATACCGTCAAATGCCTTGTCTCCAGTGGGGGCAGTTGGCGCCACCTTCAAGGGAGCGTCCACCCCGAGAATTTTGCACCGTCGGTCAATGCACCACTGCACGCCCTCCAGGTACCGCTTGTCCCCAACCCGTTCCTCGGTGGTAAGCACCTGCTCCGCGGGAACCTGCTGGACAAAGCGAGTTGACCCGTCCGGGTCTGTGATTTCACGGGTGATGGTTCCCTCGGTTTTAAGGCTCTTACGCTTGGCCTCCCGACACGACCGTTCCCAGGCCGCCCAGTAGGTTCGCTCCAGACCGTCCACCTTCGCCAGTTCCCGGGCTTTCAAGGTGGCTATGTTTTCCGTGGCCTGCTTGAGCCATTCCCCGTGCAGGTGTTTCAAGTCCCTGGAGACCTGGGCTTGGGACAGCCCTATTTTCTCGTGAATCTCCCACTGGGTCATCCCTGCCAGGTACCACCCACTGATGCGAAGCCTGTCCCGTTCTATCTGTGATTGCGACCGTCGGGTTCCCTTTGGTTGAGCAGCCATATTATCCTCTTAATCTATACTTAACTCCCTGGGGAAGCCGTTGAGCCTCCCCCTGGGTTGTTACAGAACGGGCTTTTCCTTGACCAGGTAGATGGCCGGAAGCGAGAGTACCGTCACCGCCAGTTTCCACCTTCCAGGTGTTCCCCTCCACCACCACCCGAGCAGGAGCAGCCATTCCAGCGGCCTTCATTTTCCGGAGCGCCTCGAGCCGACCGTTTCCGTCCAGAACCCGCCCGGTACGCTTGTTCCAACCGATAACGTCAATGTACCCCCACCGTTGCATAGAGGCGATAATGGCCCCTATGTCGTGCTCCTTCGGGTTCTGCTCCAGGGACGCCACCTGGTCAATGTCTAGCCAGACCGTGCTCCCATCCATTCCCTACCCCCTCAGTACTTTTGTGACACAGATGGCCTTCCGAAGCTCGCTGGTGATTTGCACCTGAGCCGCCGGGAACAGGAGACGAACAGCCGCGGAGATGCCGCGGGCCTCCCGAAGCGCGTCAAACACCTTCACCGCCTCGGACTTCTCCAGAACCGCCATCACCTCCGCCGGAGCCTGAATCTCCAGTTTGTACGTCCGTACCACTTCCGTTGACATTTCCCACCTCCAAAGTCTTTTTTACTCGTTCGCCAATTCCGGCCAACTGCTCCACCAGCCGAGCACCACACTCCGCCACCCTGCTCAGGTTTTCCGTGAAACATTGTACCGCTTCGTTCACCGCGGCCGCGTACGCCGCAACCCTTTGGGCATAGAGCATTTCATCAACCGTAGAGAACCACGCCCGACAGGCAACACACTGAGCCAGGGGCGTTTCGTAGTTCGCCTCCAGTCCGCATTTGGGACAGAAGACGCGGGGCATTAACGTACCACCACAATCCGGCCGGCCCAGGCTTCGGCCACCCTGGCCTTAAAGTCGGGCAGGTAGTGTTCGCTCACCTGGTTAACCACCACCACAACCTCACCGCCACAACTGGAGCACTTGTGGAGCCGGGCCGTCCACAATTTGTATGGCCCGAACTCCGCCATCTCCAGTACCGACACGGGGGCCAGGATTTCCATCTCCTGGGAACAGTGGTAACAGATAACCCCGTCCATCTCCACCGGAGACTTGACAAAGCACTCGGTTCCCCGCACTCCACCCTGGAGCCCTTCACCGAAACCCGTTATAATGGAGAACCCGCACCGTGGGCATTGCCAGGTATCGGCGGCGTGCTCCACCGTCGTGCCACCGTGGGCGTAGTGAATCTGCACCCCGTTCTTGAGCGGTACCATTTCCTCACCACAAGACACGCAAGCCCTTCGAGCACTGGAAAGCGTCACGGCAGCCCCCCTTTGTACTTCCACACGTTGTCCACCTTGCCCCATCCTTCCAACAGGAACCACTCCTTGACCAGGGCCAGGCCCTTTCCCTGGAGCACCATCTTCGGGGTTACCAGGAGCACGTCCCACCCCGTGAGTTGAGCAGCGTTCATTTTGTCTATGTCGCGCTCAATTCCCCTGCCGGTTCCGTGGGCACCCCTGGGAAGCTGGCCGCAGTGGGGGCACCTCTTGGCGCCTGGTTTGCTCCAGACCCCGCCCTGTACCTCCACCCCCAAAAAGCTGTCTGGCCAGGCGACGTCCAGTTCCCACTTCCGCACCTCGTGAAACCGGAAGTCTCGGAGCGGTACTGGTAACCCCTCCTCCACAATTTGTTTCGCCAACAGGTCGGAGAACTTGGACATTTACACCTCCACAGACAGCATACACCACTGAGCGCTTTTTGTCAATTTACCCACACCTTTCCCCGACGGCGCTCCACCGGTTTCCCTGGTACTGAGCACCCCCTGGTTCCCCCTCCGGATTAACAACCCCCATCCCCATTCCCCCGATTAACAGCTAACAGCTAACAGTATATACAGGCAGGTTGTTAGTTAAACAACCCCTGCCCCTGATTAACTGGCAGTTAATTAACAACCTGTTAGCCTGTTAGAGGGACAGAGAGGCAATTGTAACCAAATGTTAACCAAACGTCTACGAAAATTGTACAAAAAGGTCTTGACAACCGCAAAGGGAGCCTGTATACTCAATGCAGGATAGGGGGAAGACAAATGGCCACCATCACCAGACACGCGGAATACAGGTTCACCACCAGGACAGCAGGAAGCTTCCACATCAGCCGCGACCAGGCGCTCTCCCTCCTCGCCCAGGTTCCCAATAACTACTCCGGAACCATCATCATCGCCCGCTTCCGCCAAATGGTCTACGACGAAGAGACAGGTTCCAATGGCCATCTGCTCTGCGGGATTTGCCGCCAGGGAAACGTCACCACCATTTACCTCCGCCGAATCGGCCAGACGAACCAGATGCCCACAGTTTGGGAGCGGGGCCAGGTTCGGTCAGCCAACTACCTCAGCTAGAAAGGGGAGCCACATGACACACCAAATCATCACGGACAGAGGGGTCTTCCAGTACGTCAACGCCTGGCGCCGCGTCGGGGATTCCGCCCAAGCCCGAACCACCATGGCCCTGATTGACGAAATGAACTCCCCCCTCGCAGAACACACGCAGAGGGAGCGCCTGGCCCTTGGGAACCTGGCTTGCGCCATGGTCAACCCTGACAACCAGGGAAAGGCCACTATGGTCACCGTGGTTGAGGCCGCCCGCCAGGTTGTCACCATCGGCCTTCGGAACGGGGGCCTTCAGGCCCTGGTGCGCGAACTGGCCAGCGTCGAAACCATTACAGAGAGAGGGAGGTAACCCATGAGCAAGGACGTCACTTTCCGCGTCTACTACAAGATGAACCACGACATGCCCGACCCCAAGTCCGTAGACGAAGTGCTCGGCGGGAACTATGTCCTTTTCGGAACCGTCCAGGCGCCCGACCTGAACACCCTGGAGCGGAAGCCACAAGGGGCCGTCAGGATTTCGGAAGGCGACGTAGCCGTGTTCGGGCCTGATGGTAGCTACTGGCTTCTGACCAGGCGCGAGGGATGGGAACGGCTGCGCGACGTGAACCGCCACTTCCGCGCCTCCAAGTTCGCCTCCGACACTGGCGTCATGAAGACATGGGTTCCCGCAGAGCGACGTGTCGTGTTCGGGAACCGCTACGCCGCCCGCGAGTTCAAGGCCGAGTTTCCTGAGTACTTTGTCCTGTACGAAGACTTGGTGGAGGCGACCAATGAGTAAGAGCGCCGAACTGAAGGCCCTGCAAAAGGCCCTGATGGACAAACGGGCCGCCCTGAAGGCCGAGTGCGCCGAGGTTCCGATGGTTTCCCTGGAGTTCCGACAACTGAACCGCGCCGTTCGCGCCCTGGACGTCCAAGTGGAAGACACCGGATGGGCCGCCATGGCCGCCGAGGACACGGAGAACGCCCTGGCCCGCCTCCGCAGTGCGGTTGACAGGCTGGAACGCATCGCCCTATCCGTCAACATGGGACGGGGGCCGGAGGCCGTGGAGGCCGTAGTGAGGGCCGCCAACCAGGCCATTTCAGCCATACTGGAGCCAACCGATGAGACAAACCCATAGAACCGCCGCCATTCGCGCCCTCCGAGCCGAGAAGGAGCGTCAAGACCACCTGGCCACTGAACACAGAAAGGCCGAAATGGAAAAGGCCCGCCAGGCGCAAACCGCCGCGACCAGTGGCGCCATGTCGGAGCTACGCCAGGCAATAGACGAAATGGAACGCCAGGCCCTTTCCAGGGGCCTGGCCCTGGCCCCCGCCGTGGTGAACAGGCTCATCGCTGAGGTGAAAAAGGCGACCGATGACTTGTCGGAAGCGCCATGGCCACAGCCGCCGAGAACTTTCCGGGGGTGAAGTGATGACCACCGAAGCCCGCCTGGACGCCATGCTGGATGACCACTCAAAGGCCGAGGCCGCCTTTTACGAGGAGCGGAGCGCCGAATGCCCCAAGTGCAAGGGGGAAGGCCGCCTGGTCGTTAACGGAACCGCCTACATTTGCGAGCTGTGCTGGAGCAGGGGTACCGTCACGTTGGACACTTTAACCCAGTACGAGGAGGCCAAGAAATGAAAAGTGAAGTCACCGTCGTAGCCCTGTCTCAGGCCACTCCCGGCAAGGTTCACGCCGAGGTCGTTGTCTCCACCACCGAGGAGGAGGAACTGGGGAACCGTGAGGTCTTGGTTCACACCATACGGGCGATGGCCATTCTCACGCTACGTGCCGCCGGGCTTTCGCCCAGGTACGCCACCCGTGGCCGGTTGTTCCAGGCCACCGGGAAACCGTGCTCATACACCTTCGTTGCCGATACGTTCCCTGGTCGAGCAAGCACCCGCGTTGCCAAACCTATGACGAAAGGACACACCGATGGAAGGTAAGCTGACAAAAGTCTCATTCTCCGAAGTGGTACCTGGTCGCCTGTTTGCCGAGGTTACCGTGACCGCTACTGAGCAGGAGGTTAAGGACGCGGACTTCAAACCGCTCCGGCAACTGGTCAAGTCCATTCGGGCCGTGGGCATTAAGGTGCTCAAAGAAGCCGGTATCGGTCTCCGGCGCGGTCGTACCTACCTTGACCAGGACAAGACCGGCGTCTACTATTTTGTGGTCGGGGGCAAGGAATGAACGAACCATACGCTGTTCTGCAGTGGGGCGAGTGGAAAGTTCTCCTGCACCGACTGGAGCAACGACCAGGGAGCAGGTTAACCATCGTACAGCAAGACCCCCTGGTACCGCCGGTTTCCGCCCTTCTCACGATGGAGATGGCCGCGATTCTCCGGCGAGCCGTGTGGGGCGGGTTAGCCACGGTCGTGAAGGCCCCAAACACCTTCTACGCAGTCTGGCACCTTTGCTTCTGCTCCAGGTGCCAGGGGTCACCACAAGACCACTCGCAAGGTACCTGGGACGAGCACCTTCGGTACGTGGACAACGACCTGGTATTCACCCTCACCGCAGGAGCACGAAAGTGAAAGACATACCGTTCACCCTGGAGCAGGTAACAGAAATGCACCGCCAGAACGAGGCAGGTGTTCCCCTGTACAAACTGGCCGAGGAAAAGGGCACGTCAGACAAAGTGGTGGAACGGGCTATGAGGGCATTTGGGTTTGTGCCGCGCAGGTTCCGTGACAGGCGACCACCCATCAAGCGCCGGTTGACGTATGCTCCATACATCGCCCACCTGTTGAGGGAACCGTGAACAGAGAAGGGCGCCAGGTGACCGTTCAACTGACCGTACTGTGCGACGCCGGGTTCTCCGACGAGATGTTGCTCCAGGTGCTTCGGGACAGGTGCGTTGACCTGGGACTACCGGTGATGGGGTCACAGATTTGTAACCAAAAAGAGACCAAACGTCTACCCAAATTGTACAAAAAGGTCTTGACAAAACCGTAAAGTCCCTGTATACTGGGGCATACTTGAGAAGGGGGAAATGACACAAATGACAGACGCCGCCTACACCAAAACGTACGAAGAGAGCGAAGCCCTGAGACAGGCAGTTAAGGACGCCCGCTTACGTGGAGGTCACCCCAGGTATGAAGCTGGAAAACTCCTACGGAGACGAAGCCGCCCGTGACCTGTGCGACACCTGTTCATTCGGGCCGCCCCAGGGGAGTTGCGCAGAAGTGGACACGCCGGGTTCGTTCTCGGATGGACATACTGAGCGATATGGGTTTGGAGGAAAGGGGGAGCACAGTCAAGTAGACTGTCCGGTTCGCACACCACTTCAAGGAGGGTTCGTTGTCTGAGACCTTTTCATTTACGAAAGCGCAGAAGTTTGGTTCCAAGGCTCGTGTGGCCATCGCCGGGCCTTCCGGTAGCGGTAAGACGTTCACCGCCCTGGGATTGGCCCTGGCCCTGGGCAAGAAGGTTGCCGTGCTCGATACTGAGCACGGGTCGGCCGCCAAGTATAGCGACCTGTTCGCCTTCGACACCCTGGCGATGGAACCACCCTTTTCCGTGGACAGGTTCATCGGAGCCATTGACGCCGCCGAACGAGCAGGTTACGACGTCCTGGTCATTGATAGCCTGAGCCACGCCTGGGCAGGAGCGGGGGGCATTCTGGAGTACGTTAACACCCGTGGAGCCACGACGCCCGGCGGGAGTTATGCGGCCTGGGCCGATGGCACCAAAGCGCAAAACCGGCTCATTGAACGGATGCTGTCTGCCAAGCTCCACATTATTGCCACGATGCGCTCCAAGATGGCCTACTCCCAGGAGAAGAACGAGAAGGGCAAGACCGTCATTTCCAAGCTCGGCCTCCAGCCCATTCAACGAGATGGTGTTGAGTACGAGTTTGACGTCTTGGCGGATATGACGGTTCCGGACAATACCTTCATTGTCACCAAGACCCGTTGCACCGCCCTGTCCGACAAGTCCTTTGAACGCCCGAAGGGGCCGGAGATTGCCGCCATACTCCTGCCCTGGCTGGACGGCACACCTGCACCCAAGCCCCCGGCCTGGCACGAGCAACCGGCTCAGTTGACCAGGTTCCTTTCCGTTGTGGGGTTAACCCAAGAGGAAGCCCTGGCTCGACTGGGGATGGACACGTTCGCCGAGTGGCCCCTTCCCGCCAACTTGCTCGCGGAGGCTCTACGGGCCAAGATACCTGCCGACAAAACCTGGCAGGATTCCCCGGCCATCGTCAACGCCGTGGAGTCCATTCTCAGGATGACGGTTGGCGAAGCGTGTCAAATGCTCGGTGTTCCCCCTGGAGAAGTGACGGAGGCGCCCGGGGAGTTCGTTCGGGCCGTTAAGCAGGTAAAGGTTGAACTGAGTACCGACGACGCAACCTGGAACAAGCTGTCACCCGCCGAGAAAATTGACGCTTGCCTGAACGATGGGGGGCCTACCCTGAACGACCTGGCCGCAACCGGCAAGGTTCGTAAGGGGGCGTAGACTGTCAAGGGGGAACCCCTGTTCCCCCTTCACTTTTCCAAGGAGGAACCGGTGTCACAAGCACCTGAGCAAACCATTGAAGAAGCCCTGGACGCCCTGGCCAATCTACGGGCCTTACGTGACAAGCTCCGCCTCGAGCAAGCCGAACTAGAAGACCAGGTTACGCCCGTCGCTGTAAAGAAGGCCCTGGCCGACATTGAGACAGAATACGCGGGCCGCCTGGCCGTGGCGGAAGAAGCCATCGCCTCGGCCGAAAGCGCCATCAAGGCCCGCGCCGTGGCCGAGGGCCATTCAGCCACTGGCCAGCGCCTTTCAGTGGTCTATTACAAGGGCCGTGTCACCTGGGAGACAGCCCACCTGGAGGCGCTCGAGGCCATCTACCCAGGCCTGTCAAAGTTGAAGAAGGTTGGGGAACCCTATGGGGTTATAACCCCTGTCAAGAAGGGGAGCAAGTGATGGCCACCGCAACCAGGACGGTCATTGGGGAAGTGCGGGTCTACCACTTTGGGCTTCGTTCCCACGAGTGGTTATACGACCGTAAGGACGGACGGTTCGTTGTGGGGTACTATGACCCGCAGTACCAGTGGGTCACGATTGAAACCTACGAAAGCCAAGACGAAGCGGCCACCCGTGTTCACTTCCTGAACGGGGGAGCCGAGAACAGGGACGCCCAACCGCACCAGTGTGCCCGGTTGTCTCCAGTGTGTCAAAACTGTGACGACTTTCGTCACCATTCGTGACACCACTTCTTGCCAACTTTTGTAAGTGATGGTACACTGGTGACAGCTTACGCACTGAAAGGGGGAATGGTGATTGAAGCCATAAGGGGTTACATCGTTGGAATGGGGGGGCGTCCGATGGAGCTTTTTGACGTCGGGATTCTCCTGGGGGCCTTCATTGGTTCCCTGTACCTGCTCGAAGGCATTTACCTTACCATAGAAAGGATACGCAAATGAACCACGCTTCTCACACCTGGCGCAACCCAAACCACAACTGGATGAACCACCAACGGGGACAGAAGCGGCACAACGCCGCCCGGAGCTTCCGTCGGAACGGTAAGTGGACAGCCGCCCAGTTGAAGAAGGAAGGCAAGTGAGCGAGCTTACCGGTGCGGAGCTTACGGCCTACATCGCCAAGAAGAAGGCCGAGATTCTCGCCAAGAAGGGGCCGCTGGCCCCCGAGGTCTTGATTCGCCTGGCTCCGACCGACGAGATTGCCCAGGCCGCCGCAACCACACGTGCAGCCCTGGAAGCAGGTTTGTTACACGGGGGCGACGGCCTGGTCGCACTTGACTACCTGGACAAGCTCGACCGGGAACTACACCGCCGAAAGGAAAGGGCCGACGTCGTAGACTTCTGGAGACGCCAGGGACAAGACCGTGGACTGGGGGGGGTTGACGTATGACGAAACCGACCGTGACACGCCGGGGGGACTGCCTTGACTTTACCTGGGGGTACCCAACCGATATTGAAGTTTCGCTGGACTACTTCTTTGAGGGCCACGGGGAAATCACCGCCGAGGTAACCATTAAGTCCACCGACGTCGGTACTGCCGGACTGCTCCACTGTGCCCGGTTGAACCTGATGTCCTCCCAGTCCCGGGTTTCCCTGGGGAAGGCCCTGGCCACCAGGCGTAAGGACGTGGAGTGGGCCGGTATACTGGAGCAGCTTTGCTATATGGCCGTGCAACTGTACCGGGAAGGGGCACCGACCATTGACCTCAGAGAGGTTGACCCTTACGCAAAACCACGTTGGTTGATGTATCCCTACCTGGAAACTGGGGGGCCAACCATCCTGTTCGCGGAAGGGGGAACGGGCAAAAGCGTCGTGGCCCTGTGGATGGGACTGAACGTAGCCCTTGGCCCCAAGGATTCGATGGGCCGTGCTGGAGCCGCCGCCCCTGTTCTCTACCTGGATTATGAGACGTCACCGGAGATTCACGCAGAACGGTTCACCGCCCTTTGTGCAGGTATGGGAATTGACAACCTGGCTCGACCGTCCATTTACTACCGCAAGATGCAGACCAGTCTCCCACAAGCCGCCGCCGCAGTACGAAAGGAAATAGCACGCCTGGGAGTGGGACTGGTGATTGTGGACAGTCTTGGGGCGGCCGGGGATGGGCCACCGGAGGAAGCCGCCACCGTCATTCCCCTGTTCTCGGCCATCAACCGGCTCGAAACACCTGTACTATGCGTTCACCACAAGCGCAAGGGAAACCCGCGTGAGAACCAGAAAGACCGGTTGTTCGGTTCCGTTTACTATGCCAACGCTGCACGCATTGTGTGGGACTGTGAGGCGTCAGTTGACCCAACCGACGACACGATAACCCTGGCCCTCACGAACGTCAAGATTAACAACGGACACCAACTTCCCCGGCACGGCCTTGAACTTACATTCGGGAACCGGGACGAACGACTGGAGACTGTCAAGGTTCGGAGACTGGACAAAAAGGAACTGGCCCAAGACCCCGAGCTGGCCAAGGGTATGTCCATGCGCGACCGTATAATGGTGGAGTTGTCACAGGGGGCCATGACCGTAGCCGAATTGGCCGCCGCCTTGGACGCCGAGGAATCGAGCGTCCGGGCCAGAATGACCGAACTGAAAAAGAAGGGAGAGGTCGTGAACCTGGCCGACCACACCTGGGGAATGCTATCAAGAGAGGAGGCAGAATGAAATACGTCGTGCTGAAAAAGGGGCCGCCGTTCTGTGCGAACGTGGTTCACGAAACCTTCGTGGCCGCCAAGTCCGAAGCGCTCCGCCTTTGCAAGAAAGAGGCAAAGCCCTTCGTCATCGCCATGTTCGTTGACGAGGTTGTCCCTGGGGAGCCGCTTGTCGTGTCGCTCTTGGACGAGGACGAGGCCCCGCCTGGCGCTTCCTGTTCCCAGTGTAACCAAACGAGGGGTAGGGATTGTCACGAGACTTGGGACAAGGGGGGCAACTCGTGTTCCAGGTTCACGCCTGGCGCCTGGGCCAGCCCACCCCCGCGAGTGATGCAGTGAACCTTGTCCTGGCCCTGGAGGCCGTTTGGGCCTTCCTATTCTGCAGAAGCCCATGGCCGCGCCACTACACCGCCGTGATTCCTGTCGTGTATGGCGCCGTGGGGCCGACCCGGAGCGGGGACGCCACCTGGTACGGAGTGAACACCACCCCCTCGCGGATGCAGAGCGGGGAGTGGTTTGACCCCCTGGCCATGACCCTCGCCGTGGATATAACGGAGTGGGCCGACATGAAGGGGGCCTGGTTCCAGGTCTGTACGCCCAGGGCGACCCAGTTTGAGGGGTGCGTAGTGGCCCAGGCCATGGACACCGGATACCTGAAAGAGTACCGCGTTCTAGTGGACTTGTCTCGCGGAGCGTTCCAGCGAATCGCGCCCCTGGGGAAGGGGCGACAACACGTTATAGTGAGGAGGATAGAATGACCGAGCGTATCGCGAATACCTGGTTTGCCGTATTTGCGGCCCTCCTGACCGTCCTCTTGGGGCCGCCCCTGTTCATCTTCGTTGTCGAGGTCGTCCGCGAACCGTGGAAGGAACTGGGAGCGGACGTGCGGAAACTGGCCAGCGCCGCCACCGTGAAGGAGAAGGTTCTGGCCGCCCAAAGGGCCGCCCTCACGATACTCATACTGCCCTTCCTGGTCGCCACTATCGTCGTGGCCGTAGCCGTGGTCAATGACTTGGCCGGAGGCGTACAATGAACCGCCTACGCGCCTGGCTCTTTGCACTTGTGGCCGTAGTGGCCCTGGTCGCGTCCTGCGATGGAACCGTCACGCCTGGCCCAACGCCTGAGCCGACGCCCAACTGTCAGGGAACTCTCGCGCCCCTGGCCACCCGCGTCGCGGACATGGAGGCCACCGTCGTAGTATGGGAAACCGTTATGCCCGACGTCATGCAAACATGCGCCCAGGCGTATGATTCGTGGGCCGCCCTGTCTACGGCCGTAGCCCAGGCCACGCCCTGCGGGAGCGCCGCTTGTCCACCAACGCCGACACCGACGCCCGCCCTATGCCAGCGATGCCTCACGAGCGCCGACTGCCCCGATGGCTACACCTGTCGCGTCTGCGCGACGTGCTATCAACTTTGTGTCCGCCTTTCCAGCCCGAACGGGGACTGTACGAACTGCCTGAACGGAGGGCCAATCAAGTGAACACCCTGGCCAGCTTGTTCCTCGGTAACCGCGCCTGGTTCCTGGACGTGATGCAACTTTTGTTCTTTGCCGGAATCGCCCTCCGCCTCGGTTGGGGGTTCCCTGGCGCCGCCTGGAAGGCCCTGGCCGCCATGGCCCGCGCCGTGAAGAGTTGGGCCTTCTCATGACGCGACACCTGACGTTCCGTGTTGGGCCGTACCTGGTTTGTCTCACGATTGACATTTGCAAGGCGCCGCGAGAGAAGGGAATCATGGTA